TTTAACAGCTCATCATAGACTTGCTGTTGTTGTTGAGGAATCAATTTACCTCCGACACTGAAAGCCATCCAACCTTTCTTGATAGCCATGATGCCAGGAAATCCTTTCATCGCAGGTTGCCAATAGGTTGGCTGATAAGGTGCTTGATGTGGTTTATGATTGACACTTATAAGTGACAAATTGAAGTAAGGCTCATCAGGTCTATCCCCAGCAAACTGTCTTACCTTCAACTTGTTTTCTTCATAATACATTTCAGCATTAGCAAAGATAGTATAAGTTAAGTCATTTTTCTTGAAATATATCCACTCACTTGACAAATCATACCACTGATCTACTCCGCCATAAGCTTCTTCAATATCTTCTTTAGTGGTCCACTCGCTAATTCCTTTTATCAAATCATCCTTGCCACGATTCGCCATAGTCCAATCAATGTTAGTCATAGACCTCCAGAATTCGTTGAAGTCAGCCATAGGACTAAATATCATGTCTGCATCGACAAACAAAGTCTCCTCGAATGGAGAAAGTTCATGAAGATGGAACTTATTGACTAAAGGCTGTGCTACTGCAGGCTCGATGATGTGATCAAATATCATTCTTTGACCAGGATGCAAGTGAGCCAGTGCAGCCTCATCAGCTATCACTGCCACTTGTGTTTTGAAGTTTGCACTCTTGATGCTCATAGCAAGGTTATAGGCATATCGACCATATAACGGATGCTTCAAAGCCATTGTTAATACTCCTCTCATATACAGTTTTTATTGAATAACGTAGGCTCATTCTGTGCCATCAGTACTACTTTGCTTTGTGCTAAGTTATACTTCCCATTCTGTCCCCATTCAGGCTCGTAATCTTCAGCCATACAGAAGAATGGTTGATTCTCAATAAGCAATGTATCAC